TAATCAAAGCTGGTGCCGTTCCAAATCCGATAGCGGTGCGTGCATTTATCGCGCAGCACGGGGCGATTGGGTAAACGCCGCCCTTCCTGATCAATGGCCGCCGACAGGGTAAAGGCCAGTTCCAGTTTGCTGTGGGCGGTTTTTTGCTCAATCTTGTAAACTTCCAAAGGAAAATAGGCGTTCGGGTCGGCGTTGGCGGCGCCATCCAAAAATTGGGCAAAGGTTCGCAGCCGTGTCACCGTTGCGCCCAACAAGTCATCCAGGGCGATAACACCCGCCAACAACAATGCCTGGGCGTTTGACACCTTCAGGGTGGGGGTTGGCAATCGCCCATCCCCCCGCGTTTCAAACCCATCGGCTTGGAAATCCAGCACCGCGTAATTCTGCCCCTGAAAGGTGATAACCCCACTGGTGGATGCCGAATTGGTGAAGCGATAAACACTTCCCCCCAACGCGGTGGCATCGACGGTGAACAAAACAACCAGCTGACCAGGGTCAGATTGCTGGCTGACCTGCTGAATGGTTGGCGGTGCCCAAATGCGGGGCGCCCGTGCGCGTAACGTCACGGATCAAACACCTGGTCAAAGGTGGCGCTGATTGATGCCCGCCCCCCAGCCAATGGCTGCTTGCTCCAGCTTTGGCAGATGAATTTCTTAACCGTGCCGCCTGGTGGTGTCCAAAAAAAGGCTTCATAGCCCGCTCTGGCCACCAAAAACGCCTCAATCGCATCAATGGTGGCGTTGACCAGCGTCCATTGCAGATCCCAGCTTTCTTTAACCACGTTGATGCCATCGCCGCTGCGTTGGCTGTAGCCATCACCAAAGCTGGCCTGCTTGATGCGGGTGGCCACCTTTTTGCTGCTGCCCACCTGGGGGGTGGCTATGGTAAAGGTTTGAATCGGCATTTACAGCCTCACGCTATTGGATAGGTCGCCGCCTGGTCGCCGCTCTTGCCGAATGATTGCCCGCACGCCTGCTTCGGCCTGGCGCCCAATCTCCGCCGCCAACAATTTGGCCGTGGCGGGATCGCTGCCACCCCCGCTGGCGCTCACATTGACATTGATGGTCTGGTTGATGGTGCTGCCCCCACCGCCCCCGTCTGCCTGCACCCCTAGCTTGCCGCCTGGCATCCGTTTCAGCGGCATGATCGCCTCCGCGCCCGCTTCCCCCATCACCCCTGCCTTGTTGCCCGCCATCGGGAACAGCACGGGCTTGGTGAAAATGTCGCCATTGGCAAAGGGCATCGGACGGCTAAGGTCAAAGGCCATACCGTTGGCGGCTGCTCCACCGAATTCATACCGGCCAGTTCCCCCCGCGCCTGCGCCGCTGCCTGCCGCCGCACCCGCAACGCTAAACAGGCTTGATAACCCCATCGCCAGGGGGCGGGTGATATTGCTTTGGATCTGGATACGAACGATGTCCTCAATAATACCCATGGCAAAATTGCGAAAATTCAACTTGCCCGTGGTTGTAAAGCTGACCAGGGCGTTTTCCATCCCCTTAAAGGCATTACCCACCGCCTGCTGCGCCCGTTCGGCGTTGGTGCCGATGCTGTCGGCGTAGTTGGCAAATCCCACTTTAATCCCGCTGGCAAAGCTGTCGGATAGCAGGTCGATTTTTTCCTGCGTGGCCTTAACCGCCTTGGCGTACTGGCCTTGCGTTAACAGCCCATCGGCCAGCAGCGCGTTGTAGTCCGCCAGCTGCTTATTCAGCTTTTCACGCGGCTCAATTTCTTCAATAATGGTCTGCGCCTGTTTGCTACGGGCTTCAGCCGCCTTTTGCAGAACGTCTTGGGTTTTGTCGCCAAATTCCTTTAAGGATTTTTGGTCAAAAAGCTCACCCGCCATTTTGGACACCTGATCCTTCATGGCGGCACTGCTGCCCTTAGCCAGGCGGTCAACATAACCGTCGATAAAGGCCTGGCGGGAATCCGCGACCTTAACTAGGCCGCGCTGCAAATCCTCAATGATTTTGGCGTTACCATCGACAACACGTGTCATAGACTTTTCGGCGGCTTCGGCCAACTTTTTTTGTTTTTCCTTTCCCCGTGCCACCGTGTCATCAGCGCCGCTTAAAAACTGGTTTTCTGCCCCCTTTTGACGGGCGGCGGCGGCGGCATTATCCTGGTCAATAAAGCCTTGTTGCAAAGCTTGCAGTTGGTTGGTTTTGGCCGCTAGCTGTCTGTCTAGGCTGGCTTTTAACCCAATGACTGGCAAGTCGGGAATAAGTGAATCGCCATAACCAAGCGCGTTGCGGCGCGTTGATAGGTCACGAATGTCTTTGGCCAGTTTTTCGGCTTGCTCCCCCTTATTGGGCGTAGCATTTTCCAACGCCGCCTGCAGTTTGTTAAGGGCAAAGGTTGCGCTATCCACAATGGCGGGCGTGCGTCCCCAGGATTCCAGCAGGTTGTCCCAGGCATCGCGTGCCCCCTTGGCCGCGCCTGATACCCCCTTGCGTTCCCCCTCGGCCGCATCGCCTAAACCCTGGTCTTTCAGGGCTTGCAGGATGACATCAAAGGCTTTGGCCTTTTCACCCCCATCGACAAATCCCTGAATCAAATCCCGCTGCGTAGCGGTAAAGGTCACCCCCACCCGTTTCAGAGAGGTTAAACCGTTGATCGGATCCTCAAAGGCCTTACCAAGCTGCACAATGGCGGAATTCAGGTCGTTGCCAAACAGGGTCGAAATGTTGACCCCGACGTTCAACACCTCCTTAAAGGTGTCGCCCGTGACCGACCGAAAGGTGGCCAGGGCGGCGGCGGCGGCCAAAATCTGCTTATCATCGAAATAGGTTTTTCCCTCGATCTGGTCGGCCAACCGTACCAGTTCATCGGTGGTCAACCCCGCCGATTCGCCCGTTGCCCGCAAAACCGTATCCAGCCTGGCAATCACCCGATCCTTTTCGGATGCCGCGCCCACCGCTTTGATGGTCAGGGCTAAGCCTGCCATGGTGGTGGCCACCACCCCGCCGATGGTGCCAATTTCGGCAAAATTGCCAATCAGGCCAGCGGCGATGTTGCTGGTGGAGCGAAAGCCAGAGGCCAGCTGTTCGCCCGCGCCTTTGATCGCCTCCAACGCCTTGGTGGCGCTGCCGCCGCTGTCGCTGATTTGTTTCAGTGACTGTTTGGCGTTTTTGCCGACTTCCAGCAGCTGATTGCTGGCTTCCCTGCCACCGACAACGCTTAACTGGACGACTAAGGATTCATCGGCCATCGTCATCCTCCATTTCATATTCTGTGTTAAGGCCATCGCGGATGGCGGCCATCAGACCAAGCCTGACCTCGATCGCCCAAATATCTGCACGGGTGAGGCTGATAAGCTGGTCAACATTGAATTCCCCAGCGTTATAGACCATCCCCAAATCAACCACCTGCTTGCAGGCTAAGCCCTCAACCGACAACGGCTGGTGCCTGACCATTGGGCATTTTAACGATTCTGGCCTGCTGGCATCGCTGCAGGGAAATTTATTTCTGACACAGCCGTGACAATAACGCGCCCCACCATGGGAAATCCAACTGGTGTAGCGCGTTAGGCGTTTTTTTCCTGCTCCACCACATCCAGGGTGCGGGTATAGGCCAGGTAAAATTGGTTGGCCAAAAAGGGCATGTCCATCAGCCTGGAAATGGTATCGGCGGTCGGGGTGACCAGCTTATTGTTATCCTTAACCCCTTGCCAGTCCTCAATGGCGGCAATCGCCAACCTTTTGGTCAAAACCGTCAATACATAAGCCTGGCGGACGTTTTCGTCATCCCAATCGGGTGTCGGTTCGCCCAGGGATTTCAGATGGTCACTTTCTGCCCGCATTTTCCGCAGGTCGCCATCCAACCCCGCGCGCGCGGTGTTCCATAGCAGGCTGTTTAATGGCTTCACCTTAACCTTTACATCATCGTTCAACTCAATCCAGGTTGATTGTGTCAGGCTGCTGCTTAAATCAATCATGATATTCTCTAATAGGTTGCGACGTCGTTTTTCAATGCCACCGTCATCATGCAGGACTGCGCGGTGTTAAGGGCGGCCTGAAAATCAAAGCTGGCCGAAATCCCCCCCGCACCCTGAATCGATACTTTGGGTTTGGGCATATAAACTTCGTGGATGTTAAAGATAATCGATTGGTTGGTGTTGATCGTCCAACCAAATTCCAAGGCCATGGCCGTTCCTGCCGTGGCGGCATCGAATAGGGTGGCATCGGCAAAACGCGCCTCTAAATTCCCTGTCAGTTTGGCCAGGGTTGGGTCGCACCCATCAATTTTGCCGTCAGCACGAACGGTTTCGATGATTTCTAAGCCGTTGTCATAGGTAAATTGGGCGCCCGTGATGTTGCCCAATGCCGCCCCGTCACGCTTGATGGATGAATGGAACTGCGTGAATTGGGTGTTGGTAACGCTGGTTGGTGTGCCGCCAGCGGTGGCGGTGTTTTTGGTTTCACTTTGGCCAATTAAACCTATAACGGCATCAACATAACCCTCCTTGGTCAGATCAATCGCTAGGGTGTTGGCCATGACCCCTGTTTCCATTAAAAAAACGGGCGCATTGGTCAAACCGATTTCAACCGATGCACTGGGCAGGCTGGCGGCACCCGTTTTGAAGGTGTGGGTAAAGTTTGGTGTGGTGCCCGTGGTGACAGGCGCACCCAATACCATCCGCAACCATTGGCCAAACCGCCTTAAATCGACAGGCACCGTCACATCACCTTCAACGCGGATAACCCCCCGCGTTGGTGCTAACGGGTCACGGCCTTGGCCAATAAGTTCATTATCAACCAGCCCCTGTACAGATCCGAAATTGGTGATTTTGAAAGGCATTCTGTCGAAATTGCCAGTGGCCTGGATGCCATAGGTTGATTCCGTTTTCATCAAAAGGCTGGCGTTGTGTCCATAAGCACGGGGCATGGCGGTATCCTTAGGTTAAGGGTGTTAAACTGTTGTAATACAATGTTATTGGTATTCGGGCGCTTTTAATGCCTGTTGCACCCTGACCATTCAAATCGGTTTGCTGCGGCGCCCCGGTGATGGCATAGTCCACCGTGCCACTTAAGCTTCTGTTGGCGGCCAGTTTGGCATCAATAGACTGCAGCAGGCTGTCAAACTGCCCATCAAGATCAACATCGGTACGGGTAACCACTACCAACTCTGCGATGTGGCTATAGTTGTAAGACAGGGGCGACAAAACCATTTCAGGATCCCCCGCCACCCCATCAAAAACTGCCACCATCCTTTGCGCCGATGGTTGGTCAAACGGGTCGGTCGGGTTCCGTACCACTACCACCCCATTGATGGTGGCCAGGGCGGCGGCTAGGGCGGCCAGGGCGGTTTCCCGCGCCGAATAAAATTTTACAGCCCCCGCCGTATTAACTTGGGCAAATCGGGGTTGACGCAGGCGTAGCGCCATGGTTATGCCCCGTTCAAGGGCGGGTTATTCCGAAATGGGTGGCCAGCGGGCAGGTTGGCAACTAAACCATATTTCCATGCCAACCATCCCTCTAAGCGTTGGCGATCCCAACCGCCCAGAATGGCGGGGATGACCAGCACAGCAAAAACATCTATCTGGGCAAATCCCGCCCCCGCGCCAGAGGACGCAATGGTCACCCCGTGCAAGCCGTTAGCACCTGGATTGCCCGTTGTGCCCACGCCATCCTGCCAGAGGGTGGATGATGCCCCGTTAAATTCCTCAACAAAAATGCTGGTTTTGCCATTGGCAAAGTTCACCGTTGGGGCAACCGTGCCCGCCGCCATCGATACCGTGCCTGCCGCGCTGTTGTTGAACAGTGCTGTGTTGGGCGTGCCCGTGGTGGTGTTCAGATAATGCTGGGCGGTGGCGGATGCGTTCCTTTTGGCCAGCACGCTAACCCGACTGAATGGCTGCGACAGAACAAAAGAGGCCGTTTTAAGGGTGTCAGCCACCCCATCAAAGCGCAGCCCGTTGGTAACGATGCTTGGCCGTGCCCCTGCCGTTGCCTGACTGGCGTGCCGGCCATTGCCGCTTTTATCATTCCACTGCGATACCACCCCACCACTGGTGGTGATGGTGGACAGATCCTTGCCATCCAACCACACGCTTGGCCTGATGGATAACAGCGCGGGTGTCCAGGCGCGGTTAGCAAGCCTGAAATTGCTGTTGCCTTTGGCCAGCCTCATGGTTACGAAACTTCCTCATCAAAGCCCTGGATGAAAACCCCGTTGCCAGAGGCCGCCAACGCCACACCCGCGTTGTTTTGGATCACAAAACCCATCACAAAAGGGTATAGGGTCACCATGGGAAAAATCACCCGTTTAGCCCCCGTGGGGGTGGTCAGTGGCATGGTATAGCTGTCCAGGCCAGCGGTTACATCCTCATCATTACTGCCCCGACGGTTCAGAACCCGCAGGGTGATGCTGCCGCCCGTGGTGGGTGTAAGGCTGCCCAACTCAACCACTATGCGGGCATACAAATCTCGACTGCTAGAATTGTCATAACCCATACGCGCAGAGGTGCTGCCGTTTGCCAGGCTATTTAAGACGCCGCTGTCTATTTGCGATTCTGTGTTGGGGGTTCCCCACCGTGCTATTGCCATGGTTTTTAACTCCTGTTGTTAAGTCGAATAAGGGTGATGCCCGTGCCATCTGGCCTTAAATCGGCCACGGTGTAATTGCGGTTGGCGACTTTAAGAACGGTGCCTTGGGTCAATTCGGCAACATCACGATCCAAAACCGTTAATTGCGGTTGGCTTTCGGTGACCTCAAGCCCCCCCGCCAAGGTAATGCCAATCGATTCTGCATCAAATATCCCTGGAATGGTTTTTTGATTGCCCATCCCAGGGAATAGGGTGACATCAACAGCAAAATCGCTGAAAAAACCCGCTATATCCTGGGCATCCTCAAACACTATTCGCTATCCTTTGGCTTTTTGGCAGACTTAGAGTCCTTTTGGGCGGGCTCTTCATTCGGATCCGCCTCATTCGCCAAATCGTAGCTTATAAGGATTCTTGCGCCCTCGGCATCAACATAAAACCCGCTTCCCTGTTTAATATGCGTGCCTTCAATGGCAATGTCGGTTTTGGCAAGCATAAACACCATTTTTGGGTCGGTGCTGGTGTGAAAAGTTTCGGTCATCGGTATTCCTTTAAGAATCAAAAAAAGAATGGCGGGCTGAAAGCGATCCAGCCCGCCACAAGAGAGGATGGTGGATTACAGGGCGTCTAGCATCGCCGCGAACGACACAACGTTGCGGACGTTAATATCCACATCTTGCAAGGCAACCACCCGAACGGTACCGGCGCTTGATCCTGTATAGGGGTCAATGGTCAGATCCAGCCCGCCCCACATGCCAATCAACAAATCGGTAAAGTTACCAAAGATGATAGCCGAACAGACACCATTGGACGTTCCCTTGGTCAGGTTAAACGGCACCTGGTTGGAAATCGCGCAGCGATAACCGTTTACAGGCAGCTCACCGCCTTGCCAGATGAACTGGGCAGTGTTGGTGGCCTGCAGGATTGCCTTAAACCTGGCGCGCTGGCGGCTGTTGGTCAGATAAGCCAAATTGCCCATATCGGCATTGGCGTTGGCCACCGCAGCTTCCAGGTCGATGATGTTTTGCCAAGTCACCTGGGCTCCGTTTGTGCCCCCCGCGACAGACCCAATACCAACGGTGTTGGTGATACCGCGTGGCTGGTTACTTGAACCTGAACCGCTAATCGCTGCCAAATCGATGGCCAGCGCCAACACCTGTAACAGGTCGTTGCGGACGAACGATTCCACGTCAATGGCACCCTGCAGCAGCAAGCGGCGGCTGTAATCGGTGAAGGCACCGACCGTTTTGGGGGTCAGGGTGACCTGGGCGATGGTTTGTTGGCTTTCGGTTGGCGCGGCGTTTTCAGCGACCCAGAATGCCGTTGAAGAGGCGGATTGACGGGGAATGGCGACATTGCCTGTCAGACCAGTCAGCATGGTTGCCCCCACCTGGGTGATCGCCAATTTGTGACGCAACAGGTCGATAAAACTGCCACCAAGCAGGTTGGTCGCCACCGTGTTACCACCATCCGCCGCGACAGCAACGGTCAAGTCCCGCTCTAGGCTGTTGGCCAACACATCATAAGGGATGGTTGCACCCGCGCCTTTGGTGGTGGAAACGCCATTGTGTTGGCGTGCGGCCTGTGACAGCTCTAATTCAAAGGCTGCCTCCCGCTGCATTTTCATATCGTTGGGATTGGAAAGGGCATTGATCAGCCGCACAAAGCTGAAGTTTTTAATGTCCTTTTTGGTCATCCCAATTTCAGGATTGGGCAATGGGTTTTTGGTGGCCACGATTTGCAGCATTTCCTTTTGGAAATCCTCAACCGTGCGATTTTCCTGGATGAATTTTTCAGCCAGGGCATCGCCATCATATTTGGTGAATTGTTTGCCAATCGCCAAAATTTCAGTCACACGACGCAGGGTTTGGTTGGTGGCGTCTTCAGTTGCTTGACGCACTTCGATGGTTTGATCAGACATAAGGGTCTCCTTTTTAAGGTCAATCACATTGGTTAAGGGCTGTTGGGGTGGTGGCAGGTCATCGCTGCGCCCAACCCCAACGGTTGGATCTGCAGGTATCGACACCAGTGAAATTTCAAACGGCTCCCAGTCCATTACCCGAAAGACTGGAACGTCTGCTTTGGTGCCTTCCTGCACGGCTTTAAGGATTCGGTATCCCACCGAAACCTTCTTGCGGATGCCATCCGCAACATCTTGATAGATTTCTTGGCCAGCTTCGCTGCTGGAAAACTTGACGGTTGCCCGACACACTTTGTCGCTATCGCAGTTGGCGGCGGTAACCACGCCAATCTGGCGGTCAGGGTCATGATTCAGCAGCAGCGCACCGCCATCAATAAGGCGATCCAGTCGCACACTGGTTGGGGCATGATCCAAAATTTCAATCCCCCAGATCCGCTCATAGGGTTCTTCCGACGAAAAGGACAGATTGACGGTGCGGTTTTCGCCATCCAGGCAATCATCCTCAATGGTGGCGAAACGGTGCAACACCGCTGGCCATTTAGTTTGTTTGATCGACATTGTTGGTGACCTCCATTTGTGCGGTTTTGCCTTGGCCTAGTTTGGCCAATATCGGCGCCAGGCGGGTGACGTCTTTTTCCAGCTCACGCCAGACCTCATCAGGGTCGCGGCCTGTTTCACGAATGACATCAGACACAGATTTGACCCCCATCGTGACCGCCGCTTCCTGCGCCTTGATGTCCTTAAGCGGGTCAACCCATGGCCACCGTTTGGGCTGCCACACAGGGTTGTTGAATTTTTCAAATTTGCTCATCGGCAGGTTGGCCAATCGGCCACGCAGCAGCGCCATTTTCAGCCAGTCGGAATAGACAGGGTTGCAAAAATGCTCAATAACCCAGCCTTGAATGGCCTTCCATGCCTCCCGCTCCTCAAGGGTTCCTGCGCGAATGCTGCTGAAATTAACATTTTCCAAATCATTGGCCAGAGAGTGGTAGGACACGTTTAGGCCGCTGGCCAAACCCCGCAGGGTTGCCCGCACGAAATCTGAATAATTGGCCTGTTTGGTGTCTGGCATCCACTCTTTCACGTCATAGCCGGGTGGCAGGACGGGGAATGACCCAGGGTCAGCAACAATTTCTGGGGCACTGACCCGATCGTCATAATCGGCCAGGGCAGCGGCATCGCCATCGGGGCTAAGGATGACCCCCATTGCGGATGCAGAAATGCGGGCGGAGGTGACCGCCGCCTCCTCATAACCATTCAACATGTTAAGGCGATTCATGGCCGTGTGCATCCAGGGATAGCCGCGCAACTGCTCCGCGCTTTGGGCGATAAAAAGGTGCATCATATCGCTGGCAGGCACCCGCACATGCTTGTTAGTCTGGCCAAAAGCGCCACGACCGACGGGGTCATTGATGTTCTGGTCAATCAGGTGATAGGCAACGGGCTTACCCCAGCTATTAACCTCAACCCCCATGCGGATTTTGTTGCCGTTCCGCAGGTCAAGGTTGAATTTCTCATCCAAACGGGCGGGATCAATCAGCTGCAGCTGGAATCCCCAATCGCCCTGACCATTGATTTTGTAAACCAGGGCTTCACCATCCCTGGCAAGGTGGGTGACAACCAGGTTCAGAACATCCTTAAAACTTAAAGTGCCCGTGACCTCACAATTGCCGATTTTTGACCAGTTGTTGAAACCCTGGGTGCAGATTTTGCTATCATACTCATCCAGCGTGCCATTGGGCTGCAGCGCGTGAACCGACAGCCGCATACCATCAGCCCCGACCACATTTTGCTTAACCATGGCCAGGAACTTGACGGCATAGTCGCTGTTCAGAACCAGGTGGCGTGACCGCTGGCGTAGGGCGGCCAGATCCTGATGCAGGCTGTTGTTCAGGCTTTTAAAGCCTGTCGCCCAATCAGCGGTCAGACGGTTTACCCGTGCCGCATCAAAGCTTCGTTTCCAAGCGGCGCGGCTGTAACCAGCGCTTGATGTTTTTGATTCCCGTCGAAACGGGTTCAATCGGCTCAACTTATCCAGCATTACATACCAAACCGAACCAGAATTTTGTTGCGGGCGGGCAGCCCCTTGGCCATGCGTTCGGCGTTATCCTCATTGCGAACCAGCGCTTGATAGTGGTTTTTCAGTTTCAGCAGCTCCCCCAGGGGTGTGCGTTTCAAACTTCGATTGGCGATGTTGTATTCTTCCTGGTCTTTGGTGGCGCGGTTTTCCAAAACGGCGCAAATCGCCTCAAAAACTTTTCTGGCATGGCTGCGCCCATCATAGGCGGTCAACGCGTCCAGGTTGGCCATAACCGTCAAATTGCCTTGGCCAACCTGATAACGTTCGCTGCCCTTGCTGGCATAGGCTTGCCAACCATACAACCCACTGGTGTAGCCTGCGGTGACGGTGGCGGGCACCTGGATCTGATGGTCGCTGCCGCTGGCGGTGGCGGTAATGCTGAATTTGTTGGTAGCGTTAAGGAAACTGTATTTAAGACTCCATCCCTGATCCGCAGGATAGTCGCTGAGGCTTTTGACCCATGACCATGTATCCCCTGCCGTCAGCTGGCTGGGTTCGGTGGTTAATAGCGCCATGAATTCACAAATCCTGTTTTTCTGGCCATAGGCTGTCGCCTTGGCCGTGGTGGATAATTGGGTGGTGGGGGTGGCGGTGGCGGCGGCGGATTATCCTCACCACCGTTATGCCCAACAGCTGCTGTCCCATCTGGTTGGGGCGTTGCCTCTGGAATTCGGTCATATTCGCGGTTCAGCTTTAACCCCATCGCCATCAACCCTTGCAGGGCGGCATAGGCGTACACCCGCAAGTCTAAGGCTTCGTTTCGAACGCCGCGCCGTTTGACATACACCTGATAGGGGCGACCATGACTGTAGCGTGTTACGGCATACTCGCTGGTCAGCTGTCTGAAATAGGCTTCATCGCGGTCTTCGGGAAAATGGCAATAGCCCGCCCCCAATTCCCGCTTATTCAGCCGTGCAAAAATTGCCCCCTTGGCGGCATCAACCCCGATGCTGTAAAGCGGCACCTTTGCCTTGTTGTTATGGCGTGGGTTTTTTGGCCAAACGGGGATGGGCTTACCTGCCCCGCCCTGGCCTTTGATTGCCCAAACCCTGCGGCCAAACCGCTCCTTGCAGAATTGATAAACATGTTGGGTGGCGTGCCCGCTATCGACCGCCGCCGCTTTAATGGGCAGCAGGTGACCGTTTTCATGCCTGAATTTTTTCAGCAGCAAGGCATCCAACTCTTGCCACAACTCAACAGAAAATGGGTCGCCAGGCAGAATCACATGGTCGATTGACCAGCTTTCCTCATCCCGTCCCCAGCCAACAATCTCAACCTCGACCCTGTCATCCTGCACATCAACACCGGCGGTTAACACGGCAACCCCCGCTGGCACTTCGGCGTTATAAATCTCACGCCGCGCCAACAGGTCGTCCATGTCGGTGCTTTGCCCCTGCTCCTCAAAGCTTTCGCCCAGGGCGGTGTTGACCCAGGTCTTAAGGGTTTCTGGCAATTCCTTTGCCGCCATAAAATTGGCAACCGTTTCGGACAGCTTGACCCAGCTGCTGTAAAGCTCATTCAGGTGAAAGCCCGCGATTCCCGCAAAGCCCTGACTTGACTGCCACTGGCCACGGCGAATCGCCGCCCACCGTTCCTGATCCGTCCAGGGCGCTTCACAAACGCTGCACGCATACCAGGCGCTGGCCGCCTGCAGCTCTTTCGCCAGGCTGTTGTCCCATTTGACATTTACCCAATTCAGCACCTGCAGCGCCCCGCAATGGGGGCACGGCACCCAAAACCGCCGCATATCCGACTGCATAAAGGCATGTTCGATGCGCGATTCGCCTTTAATGCCAGGGGTCGAAACCAGGATGGCTTTGCGATTCCAAAAAGTCGTCGTCCTTTTCAGCGCCAGATTGACGGGGTCACCCTCCGTGCCTGCACTGGCGGGATACCGGTCAATTTCATCGGCCAGAACGATGCGGATTGGGCGACTGGCCAACCCCGCCGCGCTGTTCGCCCCGACCATCGTAATCCGTCCGCCTGGGAACGTCTTATGCAGCAGGGTGTTGCCGCTGTCCCGCGCCCGCGGGTCTTTAACCTTTTCGCACAGGGCGGGCGTGTCCCGCAGCATCGGTGCCAAGCGGTCTTTAGAAAACGACTCCGCCATTTCTAGCGTTGGCTGCATCAGCAACAGGGGGGCAGCGTCCTGGTCAATATGAAAGCCGACAATGTTCAGGCATATTTCGGTTTTGCCCACCTGCGCGCTGGACATCACCACCACAGTGTGAACAGCAGGGTCGCTGACCGCATCCATGATGCCGCGCAGATATTCGGCGCGGTCGGTGCGCCACTGCCCTGGTTCCGCCGATGATTCGGGGCTAAGCCGACGGTATCGATCTGCCCACTCGCTCACCGTCAATTTCGGTGGCGGCGCCCAGATTTTCAGCGTCGTCCGCAGCAGATTCAATATCCTGCTCTGGTATTCCATCACCGCCCGCCAATTCTGTTAGGCATTCGTGGATCTCGCCTTCAATAATTGCCTGCACCTCCGCGACCTCTTTTGCCAGTAAGACCCTGGGGGCAAGCTTGTGTGGAATGGCCAGCAGCTTGGCGCGACAATTTGCTAGATAGGCTGTCCAAACTGCCTGGGTTTTATCTATCGGCACCAATTCCCCGCGCAGGGCGGCAACCTCCAGATCGACCTTGTCGGCTTGCGCCTTCAACAGTCGGCCACGCTCCTTGTTGGTGTCGATGTCCTCAACCGATTTGCCAACCGCCCGTTCCTGAAGATAGGAAATATAACCCCGCACGCAGGGCACCAGTTCGTATTTGCCTTTTTCAGCACGGGGAATAATCCCCTCTGCCACCAGTTGTTGAACCCGCCGCCCAGTCAAATTGAACAACTTGGCAATAACCGCCAACGAAACCACAGGGCTCGACATTTCGTTTTCCCAAACTCTAAAATTGTTATTTCGTTAGCCATCTCCCTGCATTAGCCGCAGAAAGCAGAATTTTGTTGCTGGCCTGGGCGAAGCGAAGGGCTTCTTTTTTGGCTATCGCTAGAAACAAGGCGCGCCGCGAAGAAACCCGCCGCCGGTTTTGTCATAAAGTACCTAATTTATTATGTACATCAGAACTTTATTATAAGTATGTTTGTGCTTTTGAAATAACAATTTAGACATGATTAACCCGTAAAAGACCCCAGCGCGGTCGCCCAGGCCTCCTTGAAGTTTCCATTTAAGGTTGATTCGGCAACCTTATTGACCGTTTCTTTAAATCCCAACACAGGCTTATAGGTGCTGGTGTTTTCAAAGGCGATAAGCATTTTTAACTTGCCATCGGGCAGTCGTTGGAAAAAGCCACCATGGCCGTTTACGGTTCCTGCGAACACGTCCTTACGCCCCTTAAGCGATTTGGTAATGTTGCGTGGCAGGTTGCCATACTGGTTAAGGTCTATATTGGCTTTCAGCGGCATAAGATAGGATTTTTGACCACTGCCGCTGGTGTTGGTAGGGGTTCGAACACCCCCCGCCTCTTGCCGTTTTAGATAGGCCGCCTGCTTGTCCTTAACCAGCACGAAAGCGGTCAGGTTGCTTTTGGTAGCATAGCGGATCGTTACCGCGTTTTGGGTGAAGGGTGTTGGCCTATCCAACACATCCTGAAAATGTTTCTGCACCGCTGCCTTTGCCATCACGGCGGTGGCGTTAAGGGCTTTGCTGACAACAAAGGGCAGCTGGCTGGTGGCAATCAGGTTGAGGCGCTTTTGAAGCTGCTCAACATTGCTGGTGAACTTCAGCTGCATTAGCCAACAATCCCTGCCACGACCTTGGCCGCCACCGCCTTTATCACCTCAAAGCTAAGGGTTAAGCCCCTTTCCCTGGCCACCGTCTTAATGCGATTCCACATGGGCTTTGACCGCATGGTTTCCAGCAGCTGATGGCCACCCCACGTTAAGCTGGTCGCATAGCAACACAATGGTTCGCCGATAGACTGGCTGCATTCACCATGCACCAACCCCGCCTCTGTCAGCAGGCGCAGGTGATAGGATACCAACGGTCGGTCATAGCCAGCGATTTCGGTCGGTTGCAGGATGGTGGTGGCATCGGCCGATGATTCCAATTCCAGCAGGATTAACCTGACCAATTCCCAATCAAGCTTCATCGGCATTCCAAAAATGGTGGCGGGTGCCAGAATTGAACTGACGATCTCTTGGTTATGAGCCAAGTGAGATACCACTTCTCTAACCCGCGGCAAGGCATAAAAAAACCGCCTGGCGCACGGTGGCGTTGGGCGGCGTATAAAAGTCCTATCTTGCCAACAAATATAACATCAAATGCGTCAACTATGTCAAGTGTAAAAAATAATTTTGGGGGGCAGCCTAAGCCACCCCCCTGCTAACCCCTGGGCTTGCAAGCCGCGCCATCAAGTCACGGGGAGATTCGCGCCCATGGTCAACTGCCAGTGTTTTTTCCCACCGCTGGCTGGGGCGTTGGCTGTCACATGCGTTTGTACGGAATCTTGCGGGCAGGGGCGGGGGGTGATTGGCTTGGCGGGCGATGCAGAACAATCGTGCTGTCATAAATGTTCCAGCTGGCGATGCAGTACATAAAGCTGGCGGTACACAGCACCCCATCGCCAGTCTTAATGAAGTTTTTAACAACCGTTTCAGCGGCCAGATAGATCAAGCCCATGGTGTGAAAGGTGCGATTTTTAACCCCATGCACCATGATGTCGGTCACGGTTTGGGCATCGTTACAGAACAGGGCGCTGGTTAGGAATCCCCGCGGGTTCAGGCGCCTGGCGGGGTCATTTTGGCCGCCATACTCGTTGAAAAAACGCTCGCTGACGTTGAACCTGGATTGGTGAAAGTCAAACTCAAAAACCTGCTTGTTGCGATCATAGGCAATCAAACGGTGGCGGCTAACGGTATGTTCACTCATGCGCCGCCCCCCCGCCGCTTGGTATCCTCTACACGGTAATGCAAGGCCACCAGCACCCGTTGGCGTTCCCGCTGCGCGGTGGCGATGCTGCATCCCATTTGTTGGGCGATGGTTCCCCACGGCAGGCGGGGTCGGCTCACCCGTGCCCATACCAGGTGGCGTTGAACCTGATCCATCCAGGTGACCCATTCCAACACCTGATCCAGCCTGCTGATGGCGGCGGCGGGGGGTGGCGGGCTGGTATAGCTGGCCGCTGTCCATCCATATTTTTCATGCACGTCATACAACACCTCTGGCCAGGCGCAGCTGTACCCCGCGACCTTGACCTTTGGCAGCCGTGACAGGGTTATCACCGCCTCCGCAAAGCGTTTGTCGTAATACGCCACAATCGTGTTGATTGGATTGGGGGCGGGGGCGGTCATGCGGCCACCGATTGATTGTGGGATTGATTGTTGGTTGGCTGCCCGCGGCCTGCGTCGTATTCCATGATTTTGAGGCGGTCTTGATAGTCCAGGTTGGCGTTGGCAGTCCGCGCATTCAACACCTCGCTGGTATCCATCCACCTGGATGGCTTTACCCCACGCCCCAGCAGGGTCAGCAGCATTTTGTCGCGGATCCAGCCCAAGAACTTTGAAAAATTCAGATAGGTGCCGTCCACATCGTGCTTGTGCTTCGCGTAACGGGTGGCCACATGAAACCACTGCCCCGCGTAGGCGATTAACAGGCCAGCCTCATTTTCACTTTCGGCAATTTTCTCAATCTTGCCGCGCCAGGCCGCAACCATCTCCCTAACCCAAACAGGCCGGTATTTCAGCTGCTCTTGGATTTCTTGAATCGTCCAGCTTTGATAGGGGTTGTGGGCTTCGATGCCCTCAAAGCTGCTGTTGACGGTGCCGTTGGTGTAGCGTGCCATGGTGTTAGCTCCTCTGCGCGGTTTTGTTAATCCAGTTTTGCCAGGATGCCGACCAACCCCGCATGGTTCGGCGCTTGCCAGCCCCCTTGCCTGTTAGCCAGTATCCCTTGAACTTGTGCGATTCGATCAGGATGGCGTCCCGTCCCATCCCCAGCGCTGTGGCGTAGTTGAAAAAATCCTCTGGCAATCCCCAATCGTCGGATAGCTGGCGCAGGATTTTGCAGTTGGGGTCGATGTCCTCATCCCCAGTAAAATAAAATTTCAAACCAGAGGGCGGCGGGGGCAGCGGTGGCGGGCTGTTTTGCCCGAAACCGCCTAATTCTGTTTCCCTTTGGGTTATATTTGGGTTTATATTTGGTTTAGGGTGCAGATTTCGCACCTCTAGGGGTGCAGATTTCGCACCACCCAGTGCAGATTCTGCACCCCCCC